TGGCGCGGCGGACCGGCCTCTCCGACGCCGCCAAGGGATTGGACCCGAAGGCGCTGCAGAGCTCGACCCAGATCGGCGTCGAGGCGGTGGTGAACGGCGCTCAGGAGCGGGTCGAGCTGGTGGCGCGGGTTTTGTGCGAGACGGGCTTCAAAGACCTGTTCACCGGGCTCTACAACGAGATCTGCGAGAACCCGAACCCGCCGCGCACGCTGCGCATTCGCGGCAATTTTGTCCCGTACGACACATCGACGTTCGACGCCTCGATGTCGGTCGAGGTCAATCCGAACTTGGGCAAGGGCTCCGACATGGTTCGGATGATGGCCCTGTCGGGGATCAAGAACGACCAGCAGGCGCTGATCGCTCAGATGGGGCTCTCGAACCCGATCTGCGGCGTCCAAGAGATGCTGAACACGATGACGGACATGCTCTCGCTCGCCAACGTGAAGAATGTCGGCCGCTACTTCAAGACGCCGAACCCGCAAGAGATGCAGCAGCTGGCGAGTGCGCCGAAGCAGCCTGACGCCCAGATGATGGCGGCGCAGGCGATGCTCGAGAAGGTGCGGATGGATGGGGCGAAGGCGGTCGGGCAGCAGCATCTCGACACCCAGAAGATGGAGACTGAGAACGCTTTCAAGCATCAGCAATTGCATGCCAAGACTGCCGTCGATCTGCAGAAGCTCGAGCTGCAGGGTCAACAGATGGGCGTCGATCGCCATGTCGCGCTCGCGCAGCTGGCGTCGAAGCTGATGTCCGACCAGCAGGATAGCGAGGCGCAGGATCAGCAGAGCCAGCAAGACACGGCCGAGTCGCAGATGAAGCAGGACCAGCTGGCGCAGCAGGGCCAGGAGTCCGAGCGCCAGGCGAACCTGCAGGCGGCCTCGGCTTTGGCGGCGCACCGAGAGAACATGGCCAAGATCTCGAGCGATCACACTCAGGCCATGACCGACATGGCGGCGCGGCACCACCAAGCGATGACGGGCCATGCGGTTTCGACCGGCAAGATCCTGTCGAGCGCGGTCCTCGACGAGGCCGGCCGCCAGCACGACGCCGAGCAGGCGCGGCTCGATCGCCAGCATCAGGCGACGACGACCGCGGCGACGCTGGCGCAGCAGGAGAAGATCGCCAAGATGCGGCCTAACGGGGCGGCGAATTGACCGATCCGATCCCGATCCGGCCAGAGGAGCGCAAGGAGCTCGCCACTGAGGCGAGGGAGTTGCTCGACAACAAGGCGTTCACGACGGCGATCCTTGATTTGCGCAAGCGATGGTTTGCCGAGATGATGGTGTCGGCCGACGAGGCGGTTGATCGATCGTTGAAGGCGAAAATTCAGGCGCTCGAGGCGATCCCGCAGGAATTGCAGATCCTGATCAACAACCAGAAGATGGCAGAGGCGCGTAAGAAGTGACCGAAGAGCTCGACAAAGCGGCGGAGGCCTTCACCAACGAGATCGCGCCGACGTCCCGGCCGCGCGACCAGGGCGGCAAGTTCGTCCAGACGGTTGGGCCGCCGCAGCCGCTATTTGAGGATCGTCAAACCGAGGACGCCGGCGACGCCGGCGATGATCCGGCGCGCCGCGCGCAGGAGAGGGAGGTCACCCGTGCAAAGAGGCAAACCGATGTCGACGACCTATACGGAGCCAAGCCCGCGGGTCCAGAGAGGGTTGGACCTGGGAACGACGGAGGAGAGGATGGAGAACTCGACCCGGATGAGCTCGCCGCAGCCACCGGCAAGGAAGTCGCCGAGCGGCGGGAAGCCCCTGACGAGGGGGAGAAGTACGAGGTAATTGTTGACGGCAACCCGGTCGAGGTTTCGCTCGGCGAGGCGCTGAATGGCTATGTTCGCCAGGAGACGTTTCATCGGCGGATGACCGAACTCAGCAACTTTCGCAACACCCTTGAGGAGGACTCGCGCCGGCAGCAGGCGAACTGGGGCCTCTTGATGAACGCGAAGGCGGCCTACGAGGCCGATGTCGCGACCATGTTGCCGCAAGAGCCGGACTGGGATCGGGCGTTCCTCGAAAATCCAGTTGAGGCGCACAGGAACCAGAAGATCTTCCAGGCGCTGTACGCCAAGCTTAACCAGTCACGCGCCGAGCGGGCGCAGATGGAGGCGATTAAGGCCGACGAGGCTGATCGACAGCTGAAAAAATATGCGGTAGATGGGTTTTCACGCTTCGTTTTCGACAGCAAAATTCCAGACGAGGCGGCGCTGAAGAAAGAAATCCAGTCGATGCGCAAAACTGCGTTCGCGGCTGGATTTAGCGAGCAAGAAGTCGCCACGGTCTATGACCCCAGGATGCTTTCTATCCTGCGAAAGGCGAGCAAGTACGACCGGATGATGGCGGCGGCAAAACCACAGGCTGTCGTCCCGGGCAAAGGTCGAACATTAACTCCCGGCGCGGCTACACCCTTAGGGAATGCGCCCCGGAAAGGGCTCGACGAAGCAAGTCGCCGGTTGGCGAACAGCGGCCGTCTTGATGACGCCGTGGATGTGTTTCGACGATTGCTCTAACCCGGGAGATCCCCAGTGCCTGTCGTAACCAATGCCTTCACGACCTATCAAGCGGTCGGGAACCGAGAAGACCTGTCAAATGTGATCTACAATATCGACCCGTTCGACACGCCGGTCATGTCGGCGGTGCGGCGGCGCAACGTCAAGAACCGGCTGTTTGACTGGCAGACCGAGTATCTGCCGACGGTGGCCAACCCTATCATCACCGCCACCGGCGCGATCGACACGGCCAACGCCAATGCGCAGCTCGAAGGCTTCGCGCTCGCCCCCCATGCCGCCCAGCCGACGATCCGCCTGAATAACATCACGCAGATTTCCGAGCGTGATGCGACGATCGCCGGCTCGCAGGAAGAGGCCGACGCCGCCGGCAAAGGGTCCGAAATGGCCCACCAGATGGCGATGGCGTCGAAAGTCCTGAAGTCGGACATGGAAACCGCGATGTGCTCGCGCCAGGCGCGTTCGCTCGACACGTCCGGAAACTACACCACCACGCCGAGAACGACCGAAGGCATCTCTCACTGGCTTGGCCGCCAGCCTCTTCCGCCCCGACTGGGCGGCGGCGTCGGCGGCTGTATCGCGCCAGGCACCGCGGCCGCTCAAACCACCGGCGCGGCGCCGCTGGTTCTTTCGACGGACCTGTTCATCGCGCCGGCCATCGTCTCCGTCACCGAGGCGATGCTGGGCGATGGGATGCAGAAGGCTTACTCTAACGGCGCGTCGCCGACGCTTTGGGTTGTAGCCCCCGGTCCCAAGCGCACGGTGTCGACGTTCGTTGGTCGGTCGACCACCCAAGTTTTGGTGGGCAAGACCGAGGTCGTCAGCACCGTTGACGTGCTGGCGACCGACTTTGGCAGGGTCAAGTGCATCCCGAGCCGCTGGGTGCCGGCCGACGTCGGGCTCTTGATCGATCCCGATTATATCGCGGTGTCCTTCTTCAGGAGCTTCCGTCAGTACCTGATGGCGCGCACCGGCGACGCCGAGGTTCGCATGATCGTGGTCGAGTGGGGCGTAGAGATGCGCAACGCGCTCGCTCACATCCTGTTTAACGGCATCCAGAAGTAATGGGCGAAGCTCGCCGCCGCTACGACGCCCGAAATGGCGTCCAGCGGACCCTGATCACCGACGACGCGACGCCTGGGGTATTTCATGTGAAACACTCCCAGGACGTCGAGCCGATCCTCGACAGCATTGCGCGCGATCGCGAGATCATGCGCAATGACGGCGACTTCAAGCTCACCCATCGAATTCCGACGGTCATCTACGAGCAGCTGCAGCGCCAGGGCATCGCGGATGACCCGGACCTATTCAAGGCCTGGCTCAACTCGAGCGAGGCCAATCCTTGGCGGATCTGGAAGGGAACGCTGTGATGGCGAAAAGCATGGGAAAAGGCGGCGGTCAGCTGAGGACCGGGCGCACTTATGCCGGTCCTCCTTCAAAGAGCGACACGCGCGAGCCGATGCGGAGCAAGTCCGGATCCGGGGCGCCGACGAAGACGAAGCTGTTTTCTGCTCCGGGCACAGCCGGCAGCTCGCCGCGCGGATTTCCGTCCGCAACGCCGCGACATCCACGATAGGGAGGCCCTGATGGCGAAAAGCATGGGTAAGGGAAGCTTACGCGGGCCATTGACGCCGCCGCTGCAAAGGCAGGGGGTCCAGGGCGTCAAGTCTCGGCCGGCTGACCGGATCATAACCGACACGTCGATCGGGCCTCGCCGGCCCGCTGGAGGCGCGCCGCGCGGGTTTCCGAGCGCGACGCCGCGCCCAGGGAGGTGACAATGGCCAAAAGCATGGGCGGCAGGGTCAAGACGACCGGCTCGTTTCACGGCAAGAGCAACGCCCTCGGCCACGGCGGGCGGGCCGCGCAACTGAAGGCGCAGGGCGTTCCGGGCGGCGTGATCGGCGAGCTCGCGCGCAAGGCGCAAGCGGCGCCGGGACAGAAGAACTATCACGGGGGCAAGCGCGGTAAATGACCCAGCTCGGCCTTGAGACGATCGGCGCGCTGAAGACTTCTCCGCTTTTGCTTGTCGTCGTCGTGCTCAACGCCGGGATGATCTTCGCCCTTTTGTACGTCGCTAACGTGCAGAGGGACGAACGGCAGACGTTGACCAAGATGCTGATCGAAAATTGTCAGGGAGCGAAGCCATGAGCCTGCTCGGCATCGTCCTTGTCGTCCTTCTGATTTTGATCCTGCTCGGCGGGATCGGGCCGTCGATCTACCCCGGTAGCCCATGGCCGTACGGCTACGGCTATAGCCACGGTGGGGTCGGCATCATCGGCGTCATTTTGATCGTCATCCTCATCCTGGCGCTGATGGGGCGGGTATGACCGACTTCGCCGACTTTAAAGCTCAGATCGCTGAATGGGCCAATCGCGGCGATTGGTCCGACGTCCTAGTGACGTCGTTTATCCGCATGGCGGAGCAAAAGCTGAACGCCGAGCTGCGCGTCGACCGGATGATCAAGACGGCGCAGAACACGGTCACCTGCCGCTGCTCGACCTTGCCCGACGATTGGTTGCAGATGGACTTCGTCTCGATCGCCAATCCGAACGCCGCCAACGGCTGGCTTCCGCTGCGCTATCGGGCGCGCGATCAGTTCTTCAACACCGTCGATAACTGGACTTATGGTTTTTACACGCTCGAGGGGCGCGTCCTCACCTTTGGCGGAACCCCGGACACGACCGAGGGCATCGCCTATCAGATCTCCTACTACGGCGAAGTGCCGGTGTTTTCCGACACCATCCCGAGTTGGATCTACACGAAATATCCGTCTCTTTATCTCAGCGCCGCGATGATGCACGCCGATTTGCATGCGGTCGGCGAGGAGGACAAGGCCGCGGGGGCGAAGCAGCTGACCGAGGACACGATCAATAAATTGAATGCGCTGCACTTGCTGGCGAAGGCGAGCGGTTCGCGCGTCACGCGCACCCGGGGCAGGAGCTTTGGTTGATGACCAGCTGGTCCCCCATCGGCGTAGCGGGGAGCGATTGGGTTCCGGTTGGCCCGTGCGCGCCGCCGCCGGTTCCTCCGTCTCCTCCGGTATTTCCGGTTGCGACCAGCTTATATTATACAGCGACCGCCGGGCAAACGGCGTTCCCCCTCCAGACGCCGGATGAATTCGGGAATGTGGCGACGATTGGCGACGAGGCGCTGTTCGTTTACCGCAGCGGCAACCGGCTGGTTTATTTCGACGGCTACACCGTCGATGCGCCGGGGAAC